CCTCCAATGTAAATCCAGTCGCCATTAATAGAGTCGCTTCCTGTAGGGGGAGTTCCCGCAGTGAATGCTGCTCCGATAGATATTGAATCTGCCGACGTGACGTTTACCCGTCCGTTGCCATTGGGAATTATCGCAGCAAGCAAAGCGTTCGCTGATGTTGATCCGCTTGGTATAATGTTAAAGGTTGCGGATAAGCGATCCCCTGCACTTACATTTGCAACCACTTCGCCAGATGAGTTTTTCACCTGTTCGGTGTCACATTCATGCGTAATGTCCATACTCTCAAGAGTCGCAATTCCAGCGACCAAAGGGAGAAGGTTTGCGGAATCGTAGACTTTGACGGTAGCTTTAGTCCCGAATACTAGGGCTAGACCTTTTGATGTTGCCATTTTTGTGGGTTGTTAAATCGTGTTTGCTGCTGCGAAAATTGTCATGGATCGCGAGAAAGTTCTAGCTCTTTCGCTGATGTCATTGATGCCGAAATCTACAGGGACCGCAAATTGCGCGTTGAAGCCTCCAGATGGATCAGTGTCGAGTGCGTCTAATTCCGCAATGTTGCCGTCAACGTAGAGATATTGCAGGAGATTCTCAAAAATTTGAACAATCGCTAGAGCTTGAGCCTCCGAGGTATCGTCTGCGGACAACTGGAGCGTAGCGGTTATGTCTACCTCGCAAGTGCGGTCTAATGGATGGACCGGAACCGCAGTTGATGCGCGAACAACAATGCGCGGGAAGCTCGGCATCTGATCCTCTAGATCTTGATCTGCAAACGCACCGTGACCGTAGCTAGTGAGACAAGTTGGAGTCCCTAGAGGAGACGCCGACCAGTCTTCAGCGGCCAGCCAGTCAACCAGAGCGCGTTCTGTGCGTAGGGCTACAGCGTTCATGTTACTGTGATTCCTTTGGATTCAGACCCATCAAAAGCAGCTTGCAGTGCTGCGGCAATGTGGTTTTCAAGCTCACGCGCTTCATCGTTGTAAGCTTGCTGCATGGCTTTGGAGTAGATTCCTTCAACGGTTCCCACTTGATTGTCAGCCAACCCAATGTTCATGCGGACATGGCTGGATGGATTGAATCCGGCTTTGGCGTTGTACGCATAGGCTGAAGAGCCTTTGTGCATAGCTACATTCTCCTGCGGCAAACCGTATTGATTGGCGAGATTGATCAACGCTTGGTTTCCAGCCACTGACTTAACGCCAGCGGAACCCTTCTTTGCGCGTCGAGTTCCGCCAAATTGCTGGAAGGATGGGGACAGCTTTTTGATTGCTTTGGTTACAGCGGACTTGAGGTAACCAACAGAACCAGCAGCGCGACGGCGTAAAGCTCCAGCAGCCTTTCGCATATCTGCACCGTAGAGACCGGGTTTTCCCTCTTTAGCGTTCTTTGCTTGCGCGATTAAGTGGACCACTCGTAGTTGTCGAGATTTACCCACTCGCTTGCCGGTCTTCTTATCAAAGCGATCCGCTCCAACTGGTCGATTGAAATAATCGAGAATCTTGTTACGAGCCGCTTGTGGCGACTTTGGAGGTAACAAGCAGTAGAGCCGCAGCATCAAGAAAAACGTGCGAGCATTGACGGCATCAGCAAGAGAACGCTTGGTCTTGGGGAGGTACTCCTTCCAAGCCGCATCAAACCTCGACGTATCAACTGTGACGGTTGGATTCATTTGGTTTTAGAGCCAAGTTCAAGAGCATAGTAAGCTCCAGATCCATCCCTCTTTGCGGACATAATCCGCATCTGGCGACCGTCGTAAGTGAGAAGGCGACCAACCACCGGAATCATCTTCCCAAAAGTCAGCAGCAAGCGGTCTGTATTCTCTTGGAGGAGCAAGCTTCCACTCTCTTGCAAAAGCCGGTCAGCGGTGGAACCAACGTCACAAGACCAGACCGCAGCGTCAACGGTTACGAGGGTTGAGTCAGCTAGTCGCCAGTCAGAAAACTTAACCAGCACTCGCGCTTGTACGTTGTCTTGAAACCCACCGGAGATAACCGAGTTAGCGTCAGTAATCGCAGCGGGAAGACAGCGCACTAGCACTCCCTGCCAAAGAAACGACGGGTTCCCCATCGCGCTCTGTAGCACAGACATCCCCAACTGGAGACTAGTGGCTATTAAGTTCAAGCGGCGTGGAAGTAAACTCCGGTGACAATTAGTGTAGATCCAGACTGAACTTGACCCGCTAGTGAAAGAGTGTTGCCGTTTTCGTAATGAACAAGCTCAGCGTAAGATTGACCGGCAATTACACTACCTTCAATTTCCGTCTTAGCGTTTGCGGCAAGACCGTTGGCTTGAACACCGACAGCAGCGGCATAAGTCGATATATCTGGGATGCTCAATCGCAATGCACCAGAAGCTGAACCGCTTGCGGCAGTTACCGACAGCGAAACAGAAAACCAACGCAGATTGCCAATCTCCGTATATCGCGCGGAATTGATTGTAACGGTGTACGTTCTGCCGCCACCGGAATCTGTTAGAGTCGGAGTGTAAGCGGTCGCGGTATTAAGACCCGAGATATCGGTGTACAACTCCGTAAAGTTGTCGTTCGCTTTGATCCAACTCCCGCGCAACGTATCACCGTTGTTGTCGTTTGCGGTTGATCCGACATTGATAACTTGTTGTGACATATCAGTCTTTCGGCAATGCGTACCAACCTTCGGGAAGCGTTATCCGGTTGCTGGATCGAACGGAAACGCCATCCGCTCCTTTGACCCAAACCTTAGCTTTGACGCTCTCAGCGAGCCTCACCGGCTCACCGTGAGGCACCATAACCACGCGAGACCCACAGCCGCAACTAGCGATTAGAGTCAGCAATACGATCCAGCAACTTCTTTTTGAGGTCTGGATCTCGTTTTGCATCTTCAACGGTAGGTGGAGTTTGAACAAAACCAGTCAACCACTTGAGCAGAGCGGTTACGATCTGTTCGATAAAATTCACTCGGGCTTTTTGTCAGCGTCTTTGGCAGCGATCAAACCAAAGCCAATGGTCACAGCAGCAATGGTCGCAGCAAGATCAATGTTGGTAGTAGGGTCACCATCAAACAATGCTTTAAGCGCACCGCCAACAGCGACGAGGATTGCGCCGACACCAGCGAGAGTAGTTTTCCAGTTCATTTTTTGAAGGTTTTATACAGACCGATTGATGCTGCGATAAAGGCTAAAACAGCGGCTCCAAGTTGAAACCACTGAGTTAGCTGCGGGATGAATGAGACCGCACCAGCAGCGGCAGCGGTCGCTAGTGAGATACCAACTCCGCTGCTGTTGTTAGTGTCGGTTTGCATTACTCAGTAGGCTGGACGGCTTCAACCATCGGATTGGCCAGCTTGTAGGCCTCCACAACCGCCGGAATCCACAGCGCGTTCGCGATATTCACTACCTCGGTTGGCTGACCTTCTAGTGAATCACCGGGATTGAGCGTGTACTGCGAGGTAATCTCAGAACCGACAACCGCGCCATCGCTGTCGTAATCGATTCCGGTCGTAACGAACAGCGAGTTGTTCTGATTGACCTGCACTGCGACAATATCAACTGGTACGATCATTGGATGGTGGGGCTAGTGGTTTGAGCGGCGGCGTAGGCTGCGACAGCGGCAGGAGTCCAGACAGCGTTGGCAATCGCTACAACCTGCTCGGGCTGACCCGTAAGGTCGGAGCCGGGAGCGAGACAATAGCGGCGGAATGTGGAAGCCTTCACGGCTTCTCCATCGACGATCTGGTCCGCAAGACGGACTTGGAGCGTCGTGTTAGGGAGAACCTCGCAAAGCGAGAAAATGGTACGTTCTGTTAGCATAGGATTAAACTCGGTAAGATACTGTGTAGATGATTTCACCAGCGGTATCAATAGGAACTGCAGTTGAAGCGCCGCCACCAGTAGGTGTTTGATTCGCTTCACTAAACGTGGCTCCTGTGCTTGTATAAGCTGTCAAAATGTTGCCAGCGGTTAAAGCAATGTTGTGAGCGTAACCAATAGTAACAGCACTGTTAGAAGAAACGTCACTGCTTGTAGTAAACGGCAATCCGCCGAAACGCATATTTCCGGTTCCAGTGTGAGCAGACCACAACATGTAAACTTGAACCGTTACTAGATTGCCGATTTTTGTGTAACGTCCAACCTGAGCACTGTATACACCAACACCGGCAGTAGTAGATCCAACAACAGTCGGCGTAAACGTCCCCTCTTCGTAATCGTTCAGTAGCTCGGAGGTCATCGTTCCGCTGCCGCTCGCAGTCGCGGAGAAGTCGATGCCTTTGCCGGACGTAGCCATCACTACGTTGCCGAGAGCTATATTTACGTCGCCGGAAGTATTAATAGACAACTTTGTACTATCGGCACTGGTTCCTGTAAATAAATTAAACGTGCCATCATTTGCTGTAGCCAATGTCGCATTACTAACCATTGATGCGCCATTCATCGTCTTAAGATAAATGCCAGCCCCGGGCGCAGAGTTGTTAGTATTTGTAACAGCGACACGGGTTGCAAAACTCGCATCTTGAATATCTAGCGTGAACGCAGGTGTGGCCGTACCAATACCCACCTTGTCAGTGTATCCAGCCGCATTAGCCACCAGCGTCGTGGTGTCCACTACCAACGCGCCGGTAATGGTGGCGGAGCCAGCGGTGACGAGTCCGGTGACGGTCAATGCTCCACTCGCGGTTGGCGAGGATGAGAGGATGTTGTTTGCGCTGATACGTTTGGTCGTACCAGATGCGGCCATCGACGTATCAGATACATCGACCACCGGAAACATATCGTTGACTGGATCAGCAGCCGTTAAGGCTGTTAGTGCTGTAATCTTTGAATCTGCCATAGGTCAGTTGGATTGGATTGCGAGTTTAAAGAGGTCTTCCTGTTGCAGAAAACCAGCGTCTTCTCGCAACAGAGAATCGAAAGTGCCAAAGGTGATGACGATCTTTCCGGTGCCGTCTTCTTGCAGCACAAAGAACTCGTCCTCTTGCAGAACATCTCGACGCAGCACCGGCGCATCAGTGCCACCAGCTTGACCGGAGAACAACCGATTGAGTGCTATGCCGAGTGAGATCATTAGGCTCTGGCGTTAAACGCTACAACAGAACCGGATGAGATCTGGAATCCAGTGATATTACCCACCAGCGGTAAGCCAGCAGGGATCGTCTTGGATGTCCAAGTGCCGGAGATCTGGTAGCCGGTGATGGACGTAAACACCGTCGGCTCGGTAGGAATCAAGCCAGACCAGTTGCCGGTCTGAGCGGCGGTTGTAGTCACCAGCGCAAAGCCTTCTCGACCCATGCTGTACTCGGTTGAAATGTCTGCTTGGACGGCCATAAAATTGTTTTTCGGTTAAAGGGGAGGCTGTCAGCGTATCCAACAGCCTCCCCAGTTTTGGTTGTTTAACCTTTGCGAATCTTCGGTGCTAAGGCTCCTTGTACCCACAAGATGAGCTTGCCTCCTTCGGGGACAGAAACAGTGTTGAAATTAGTGCGCTGGAGAGTCGCATCAATTTCGGGACCAGCCAGCAATTTAGTTTTGCCGGTCTTGTCCACTGCTATGGTTGTTGCAATACGCATAATCTTAGGATTAAGCGGTGATCAGAACCTCAGCTTGCGTAGTATCCGCAGCAGCCGCACCGAACATGATATCATACGATGCCATATGAGCGCGGGTAGAACGGGAATACCAGACGGTAAGCAACACAGACAGACCGTTGCTCAACTCGACAGTACGCTGCTCAACAAACTCACCAGCGATCATTCCAACCGGCAGACCGCTTGCAACCGCAATAGCGTCCTGACCGCAGACGAAGCCAGCAGTGTTAGCGATAGCACCAGTGTAGTCGTTCTGCTCCAGAATGTTGTTGAAGCCGAAATAGCCGTTGTTCAACGGACCATAACGAGCATCAGGGAACGTATTCGCAGCAGCAGAGAACGACAGACGAGCCAGATGACCACCGTCCAACAGAAGCAACTTCTGGCGGTAGTTCTTAGCCAGAGCCAAGATCGCGGGGAGATCGCTAGAATCAAAGCTGGAAGCAGCACCAATAACAGTACCAGCACCAAACAGAGCAGCGGTCATCTGAGCGGTGACCTTCTTGCTAATACCAAGAGCGAAGATCTCAGCGGAACCCATCGCCAGATCGCTAATAGCAAAACCCTGATTCAGTTCCTGCTGAGTGACAGTAAAGGTTTTGGTGATCTGATTAACAGTCACCGAGGTAGCGGCCAACGTAGAGTTGTTATAGGTCCCGTCCTCAAAATTAGTAGCGTTATCAACAGTCGCATCGCCAGCGGTAAACTTCTTGACCTGAACGGTTGCGCGGGGACGCAAGTTATCCAAGCCAACATTGCGAGTAAAACCGGCAATCATCGCCAACTTAGCAGTGGCAACAGTGATAACCGCATCAGCAAGATAATCAACGACGAGACCAGCAGTAAACGTGTTGTTCTGAGGAGCCAGAATTGCATTCTGACGCAGCAATTCGCTGTGGTTCTCGATCAAGAAACGCTGACGCTCTGCACCAGCGCGGAGGCTCTTGTGCTTCTCCAGCAGCGGGTTACCCAAGTTCACGATCACGGGACGAACCGGATCAGGAGCAGGAGCGGCGGTGGGAGACTTAATGGAAGCCTCCAAAGCGGAGAGCTTAGCCATAATAGTAGCGAGATCGACGGAAGCGGCAGGAGCAGCCGCAGCCGTCACAGTAGTAGCAGTATCGGACATATTTGTGTCGGGTTGTTGTGTTGGTTGCGGCGTGGGGTCCACGCCAGAATCGTTGATGGATTTTTCGCCATCAGTCGAAAGTGTTTTGTCTGTATTGGTATCAGACGGCTCTTCTAGTTGAGCGAATAAAGCGGAGAACCAATCGCGGCCAGCAGCACCTCCCCAGAGGTTAGCTGCTACGTCCGCAGGAGTATTGGGTTCGGCTTCTAAGAATCGGTCGTTACGTCCCCACCAAGCGTTGGCTTTGCGGATCTTGTTTTCGGTAGGAGCCTCTCCTGCAACTAGCGATTTAGCATCGGTGACGGTTGCGGGTTCTAGACCATCACCAGCGAGACCTTCCTCGTATTGCTCTAACCCTCGACGGAGGTTGTTCTTGACCGTCTCAGGAGCAGTCTTCGTAACAGCGCGAGGATGCCATTTAGCGGCCATTGCCAATTGCTTGATGGGTTTGTCCACCAAGCCAAAAGCAAGAGCCTCAGCGGTAGTAAACCAAGTTTCCGCTTTCATCGCAGCGCGGATAGACTCAGCGGAGCGACCAGTCTTCTTGTGATAGACTCCAACCAACACCTCAGCGTGTTGATCCAAAGCCTCAGCCATCTTCCGCATATCCTCGCTCGTACCAGAAGCCATTCCTGATGGGTCGTGGATCATCATCAGAGCGGCATCAGCCATCTCGACGCGATCACCAGCAAGAGCAATGATTGAAGCAATAGAAGCCGCAATGCCAACGACGCGAGTGGTTACCGGAGCTTTGCGACCGCGCAACTGGTTGTAGATGGACAATCCATCCCAAACATTTCCACCGGGAGAGTTGATCTCTACAAGCAGCGGACCATTGCCAATCTCGTTAAGAACATCGGAAAACTGCTTTGCAGATAGACCGGAACCGCCGTACCAGTCTTCGCCAATCTGATCGAAGATTTGAACGGTAGCCGGATCACCGGCAGCGTTTGCCGGAGCGTAGTAAAGCCAATCTGACTTCTTGGTAAAACTCATTCGGTTTTCTTGGCTTTTGGTTTCCGAGTCTTCTTGACGGTAGCGGTAATCTCTTCCTGCTCTACAACAACAGGTTGCGACCCACCTTCTGACGGAGCAATTGGAGACGGAGATTCAGAAGGATCATCTGGAATGTCAATAGCCGGTGCAACACTAGTTGCGGGACGCTCTTTCTGAATCACCGAAATCTCAGATACATCCACGCCGTACTTAGCGGCAAGTTGACGCACAAACAAAGCTTGTTGGGCTTTTGACTCTAAAGCAGAACGCCAATCAAGACCACGCGCACCATAGACCTCGTCAAATGTTACAACGCCAGCCTCTAGCTCTGCTAATTGAGCCGCAGAGTTACGGCCAACGTCCACATTCGGTGAGCGCGGAGCGGTAATCGAGACCTCGTACCAGTCGCTAGGAGCATCGTTTAGTGTAGGATCATTCTTGATCGCGTACTCCATCGCGTACTCGTAAATACGACGAGCCGCTGATGCCATGACCTGATGGCGAGAACGGAACCATACAGACGACATATCTAGCGCACCGCGATAAACAGTCCCCTGCATTGACTCGGGATATACAAGAACGTAAGGGATACCAACGCCAGCACAGACTTTCTCGGTCAGTTGTCGCCAGTACTCCCTCATATTTACACCGGGACGCTCGGTTGCAAACTGCTCAAAACTGTCACCGTTTTTCATCACCTTTACGCCAGATCCAAAAACCTGTTCGTAGTAATTTTCAGCGGTATTGACACTTGCTCCAGCAGTACCAGCGCGGAGGTTGCTCGCTTGGACTTCGCCAGCGTCAGTCTTAACAATCTGAGCGACAGAAGCACCTAACTTACAAGCCTCCATCTCCAGCTTTTGTAGATCATCGAGATCGTGTAGATCATTGATCACCGCAGAGACAAACGGAAGACCTCGGAGTTGACCGGGACGATTCGGCTCGTAGATATGGACTACGGAGTCAGAAGGAATAGAGCGAACATCAGTCAGGTTACCCTGAGTCTTTTCCGCTCCGATAAAGTAGGATATCGCTCGTCCAGTTCTTGGGTCAAAGCGGATGCCATCAAACACAGTCTCGTCTGCTTGCATCCCTGCTGGAGTCGCAATGGATTGAGCCTCAATAAGCTGCAACCGAGGTTTGCCGGTATCTCCTTTGGTTAGCAGCAGGAACGACTCGCCATCATAGAACCAACCGCGAGCGGCTTGCCCCATTAGAGTAGAGAACGACTGCCGAGAACCGATATCGGGATAACGGCTCCAGACATCAAACCACTTCTTGGCTTTGAGATTCCAAGCGGAATCGCTGGAGGCTGGCTGAACGGAGAAGCTAGAGCCAACAGTGTAGCTCTCAAACAAGTCGCCAAGCCTATTTAGAACAGCGTTGTTTTGCTCAAAAAAGCGAGACTTGCGAACGATGGCTTGACGAGTCGAACTGGTAACATCAAACCGCGCGGAAGTGTAAGACGTATCGAGATACGAACGACGCAATGACTGACCGGCTCCCTCGTATTTGTTAACGGGAGCGGGAAACAGCTTGTTCGCTATGTTTTGAAGGAATCCCATTAGCTCATCCGAGTTGTGGCTTCACGACGGAATTGCGTGAAATCCCCATAATACCGAGTGGTTGAAACCAGAACGGCGGTCAGCATCTTGTTGTAAATCTGGAGATCGGTGGGACTAGCGATCCCATCACCAGAGAGAAGCGTTACAGCGTAATCGTAATCGGTTAGCAGAGACTCCCACATTTGCAGCATCTCGATTGGAGCAGCGGTTCCCTTACCGGGTTCAGCGAATTCAACAGAAACGTCAGAGCTAGAAGTGCTGCGGACTACGTTACCGCTCTCCATCGAGTTAGCGGAAACAGTCAGCTTTGCCGTCAAAGCCTCAAGCAGTGTCAAAGCAGCTTTGCTCGCGTAGGTCGTACGCAAGTAACTCCGCTTAGTTGCTACTGTGTATGTGAACACTTGCGCGGACTATCAACAGACTACCAAGTTTGTCAACCACTAGAATTTTCCGAGGTACTGGAAGTTAGGTCTCCCCACAACATAACCATAGCAAGTTGCATGATTTCACAGTCGTGCAAATGGTCAGGCCAACGAGTGTTTCGCTTGAACCATAAGTGCTTAATCCTGCCGGAGCGGTTAGCCGTTGGCTTGAGAAGATGGCTGTCTAGATGCTTCCAATAGGTGTCGGAATCGCTCGCAAAAGCCCCTTCAGCGTCTAGCGGAGCGGGTAGGCTACAAACACTCCATTGATGAGTCTCGGTCCCTTTGCGGAGCCGCTGGAGCACCTCACGCATATGCTCGGTGTCGAAAACCAACAGCGGTTGCACAGCGTCAGTCCGCATCGAGGTTGACGTTGTAATTCCAAAGGGATGGATGGAGCCGGTCTTGCTGGTAAATCTAGCTCCAGTCTCGCGTCCTTTCATCGGCAACCAGCCGATTAACATTGGCTTTCTAAGACCTCCCTCTGGTGGGTAGCGGAGACCGCAGGGATAGTTTATCGGGCTTGCACTGCTTTGGGAGAACTCCGCGCAAGCATCGTAGACCGCTTGCGTGTTATAGCCGGAATCAACGCCAACATCCATGTCGTGGACGTTGTGCTGGAGTTGTATCCTGCGGAGTGCGGCAAAGTCGTCAGCGTGACCGGCTCCAACGAGACGGGAGTTACCTTTGCTCCACTCGCGGCAGACCCACCAGAGGAACGGAGCAGCGGCTTGTACGTCAGCGGTTAGATAGCGTCTGGCTTCAGGGATTCCCGCATCAGATACGATCTCGACTCGGTCTTGTTGCGTCTCCTGATTTTCCCACGGTTCCGCTAACATACCGTTGATAAAACCCTGCAATCCCATCATCGAGGATTTGGCTTCCAAGAACGCGACGGCAAGATTTCCCCAAGTGCATTTGCGATCTGGGGAGTAGAGAGACGAGAGGTGGTAAGACCTTACGCTCGGGAGGCTGGCTTTATTTTCGGAGATCCACTTGCCGTGACGTAACCCTGCGACTTTCTGGCTGTCGCTTATCTTCCCCTGACAGAGTTGGCAGACGTAGTGGGCTGTAGTACGGATGCGTTGCCAGTCGGGTCGTCCGTCTTCAAGCTTCTCGTTTTCCCAAGTGACTTGTCGCCACTCCAGCTTGATATGCTCTCTGCAATACGGGCAGGGAATGTAATACCTCCGCTGGTCCCCTCTCAGATATCGCTGCCAGATTCTCCCCTCCGAGGTTGTCGGAGTGGAGGTAAAGAAGGCTTTGGAACTGGAGAACGCTTTGAGTCTCTGCTCGGCAAGATCCAGAGCATCAGCTTCCTTTGCGGTCGCATCAGCGAACTTGTCCACCTCATCTGCGACCAAGATTCTGACGGGACGAGAGGCTAGATTTGCCGGTGAATTGCTCCCCACAAACGTCAGAGTACAGCGGTCGAATTGCTGCTCTAGATTGGTTATCTGGTCTTTGTCTGTAGGGAACCGCGCGACCATAGCAGGAGAGTCTTCCAGCATTGGCAACCAGCGCGACTTGCTGAAGCTAAGAGCCAGATTCTTGCTCGGCATCAGCCACAGCGCAGGAGACGGCTCTACGTCAATGGACCAAGCAAGACCAGCCATTAGAGTCGTGGTCTTACTGGTCTGAGATCCCCAACACAAAGTAACCTCGGAGACCGCCGGATCTTTCCAGCACTCTAGCGGCTCTCGGCAATATGGTCTTACAGCCGTGGAGAAAGGACCGGGATGCTCGGTCTGCCGTTGGCTTAAAGTCAAATTGCTCTCAGCCCATTCGACAACAGACTGCCGTGGAGTCGGTCGCCATAACTGTCGTCGGAACTCTAGGATCTCTAGCTCTAGGTCTGTCATCAGAAAAGCTCCTCTGTAATCTGTCCACTCTTGATCTGGTAGTGAGCGGCTCCACTCATATCGATCAGAGCTACCTTCTCGGATCGTCCGTTAACCGTTTTCTCGGTGACTTGATGATTAGCTGCCCACGATGCGCTTCGGTTGAAGATCTCCTGCATCATTACCAAGTCATCGTCGTGAAGGTGGAGGATTCCAAAGAACGGAAGCTTAGTATGTCGAGAGACCTCAAGAGCGGCTTGGAGCTTTGACCAAGAGATCATCCAGCGGTTGCCAAAGGTGGTCTTCAATTTTATCAGACCGTAGTTCCGAGTTTTAACCTCATAGCTTCCAGCGATAATCCCTTTGGCTGGATCGTAGATAAAACCATCAATGCGCGACGGTTCATCGTTGGAGATTCCAAGAAACTCAAATCCAGTCTGACGCTCTATCGCTTTGATCGCGATTCTGTTCTGTCGAAGCGATTCGATACCGTCTGGCTTCTGGCAGTTTAAGATTTCCACGGGTCAGTCTGGTGCAGAGTTTTGAGACACACTTCTTGGACCCAACGCTCCAACTCGCGCTCGGCGTGTTCAGGATCGTGTGGAGCAATGCGACCGGATAGTTGCTTAGGCATCGACTTCAGCAGTTGGGACACTGCTCCATCGTGTTCCTGCATTGATTTCTTGACCCAAGCACCGGAGACCAGTGTTCTCTCTTTCTCCGATTGAGCCAGTACGTTATCGCGGGAGGAGATTAGGTTTTTCGCTGCGGTAGCGTGGACCGAGACCATTCGGCCAGCATCGAGGGACCGAGATTGCAACGCTTCAACCGCTAGATCATAAGCGGCTCGCTCAATCTTCTTCTGCCGTTCATACGCTCCCTGCGGGGAGTCTTCTGTCGCAAGTGCTGCGTTGATAGCGGCAGACGCTTCGGGAGGTCTGTATGGGCCTCCTGCGGCTTCTGGTGATGGTTGCTGCTGGATCGCAGCGATTCGCTGGAGCGTCGATGGTCTACCGCCGATCCCTTTGCGTGATCCCCTCCAAGCGTCCGCTTCTTCTGGGGAGGTTAACGGCATCCCTGCTGCGGTAAGTTGCGAGACTCTGCCTTTGGTTAAACCGCTGTGTTTTACGTACTCGGTTTGAGTCATCGCAATTGGATCGGGAGGTTCTCGAGCTTCATCTTGACCAGTTCTTCAAGACCTCGCGTGACGGTTTTGTAAACCGATTTTTTGGGATCGGGAGCGTAGAACATCGCCACTTGGTCGATGGTGAACGATCCGCTTTTGATGCGGTCCAAATGCCACTTGAGCGTTGAGTGTCCAATGTTAAGGAGTAGGTAGTCGGTAGCTAGTGACATAGGGTTTGTACTACAATAGCAAGTTCGCTCGCACAAGATGATCGGTCCCGCGGATCACC